TCAGCGGCGTCTCGTCGCCCCACAGCGTCTCGAAGATCCCGCGTGACTCCTCCTCGAACTCGACGAGGAGTTCGTCGAAGCGCAACTGGGCGTTATCGTCGAACAGGTCGTCGGGCTGGTAGTCGATGCGCTGGCGGATGCGCTCAAGGTCCTGGTAGGCCCCACTGGAGACGGATACGCTCGGCATAGGCGAGTGTCGCGGCGGTAGCGACTTAACCGTGGCCCCGCGTGGGTCCGTGCATGGACGCTGCCGGACTCGAACTCTTGCGACGGGTCGCCAACGCGCTCGACGAGGATGGGCGCTCGGTGACGATTGACACCGACGAGGAACCGCTGGATATCGACACGCAGGATATTACTGATGGTATTGAGGCCATTAATGGAAAAGTTGACGGGCACTTATCCGTAGCAAGCCATACCCACATCCACCGACACCTTGGAGAACTTTACACGACTGGATACTATTGGGGCAACGCGGTCTCAGGAACAGATTACGAAATATACATTAGGAATCCGACGGGGTCAGGTAAGGTACTTGAGATTATTACGACTACCGTGACTGCCGACGTAGGTAAAGAAACGCGATTATTCACAAACGTTACGTGGCCGAACACCGGCAACTCGCTCACTCCGATAAATCTTGATACCGACGTGGCGGATGGAATCAATGGCGACGTTGAATACGGGACAGATAATGCAGACGGTGGGACGCTTATCCCACCCGTGACAATCAGCCCTGCCCCCACCTCGGGGCCGTCCAGGACGCCCTCGATACAACAGAACCCGAATGCCGATATTGCTCTTGGCCCCGGCGATGTGTTCGCGCTTAGTGCAACTCCAGATGCAGACGGGAAACTTTCCCTCGGAATGTTAATTGCTGAGTACGATGAAGAGCGGCGAATTGAGTAGTGCCCCCATCGATGACGGTTACGCTACGGGTGCAAGAGGACTGGTAGGCTATCGGTCGCGATACGCCGCCCACTCGTCGGGGTGGGCGCTACTGGCGTGCTGGCCGACGTGATCTCCTTCGTAGCCCTCACACCACGGACCGACACCCATGTCGATGTAGCCACCGATGTCACGTTCGGCGTCGGTCTCGCCGTCGCCGTCGACACAGTGCGAGCAGGCGTCGCGGTCGCCCGCGTCGTCGACTCGTCGGATACGCCCGCCGGTCGCGTGGAGTCGCCGGCACCGCCGCCGGTCGTGATACGTGTCGCCCGTCGTCGATACGTAGGCCATACCCGCCGGTAGCCCGTGGCACGCCAAAAAACGAGTGGGTCAGCGCCGCGTCAGGGCGCGCTCGACTGTGCGATCCACTCGGAGTCGTCGCCGTTGAACCGCAGCGTCAGCGCCGCGTTGTTCGTCGAGATGGTGAGGTCCTGGTCCGACCCGTTGATGTCGTTGCCCGACGCCGCGGTGACGGTAATCGCGTTCGATCCCGCGTTGCCGCCGCGGTCGACGACGGTGACGACCTTGCCGTCACGCTCGGCCGCCGACGGGAGTGTGACCGTCAGCGCCGAGTCGTTCGTATCGGCGAAAACCGTCTGCGTGTCCTCGTCGATAGTGAGGTCGTTGCCGTTGCCGGTGTTCTCTGTGATCGTGTCTCTGCTGGGGCCGTGGTAGCTGGATGATCCCTTGTAGGGCATGGGTTGGTGTGGTGTGTGGTGACGGGTTCGGCCCGTCACTCCTGTCTATCGGTCAGTGCGGCGGCGTCAGGACACCGTCACTTCGGCGGCCTGGACATGGGCACCGAAGTCCTCCGAGACGAGCGTCCCGTAGGCGTCGAAGGCCATCTGCTCCTGCGGGGCGACCTTCGCCAGCGGCTTCATGCTGGTTTCCTGCAGCATCGCGAGGTAGGTGGCGTCCATGTTGACCGTATACGCCTGGTTGTAGTCGCCGGCATCCCGGTCACCGATGCGCGGGATCGCGTGGGACTTGAACACCGGCACGTTGTCGAGCGTCAGCGTCGAGAACCCGGCGTTGAGTTCTTCGATGTTGCCCTCGTACCGCTGCTGACTCACCAGCGAGTCGCGCACCTCCTTGTGCCAGTCGAAGTCACAGACCACTGCGAGGTTTTCCTTCGGCGCGCCCGCGAACTCGGCTTCGTCGATGATGGTCCGCGTGGCCTGTTCGTAGTCCTCGGGGTTGTCCGTCGAGCCGATGTCGATGGTCGAGTCGCCGACGTCGCCGCGGTAGGACCCGTCGGTGACGAAGTCCTCGAACCCGTCCCACCCGCCGGCGTTGTTCGACGACCCGAGGATGATCTGGCGTTCGATCTCCTGTTCCATCGCCCGCATGAACGCCTGCTGGGTCGTCGACTCGGCGTTCCGCAGGTTCGACGACGCGAGGATGAGCTTGTCCTCCAGGCGCGTCGCCGCGCCCAACCCGACCACGGGAAAGACCGGGTCGTCGTCGTACGTCGAGTCCGAGTAGGTGTAGGACCCCTCGGTGTCGTTCGTCGTCTCCAGGCCCCACGAGATGCTGGGTTCCTCCGCGCGGGCCGTCGCCACGACCTCGTCGTCCTGCGTGGCGACGCGGGTCATCATGTCGGCCATCGGCAGCCGCTCGGGGTTGATGACGAACACTTCCGAGAGGATGTCCCGCGGGAGCGTCCAGTCGCCGGTGTCGAGATTCTTGCGAATCTCGCGCGTGGTCTCCTTGACGGACCACCCCTCCTCCTGTAGCGAGTTCCACTTCTCGACGAGGGTTTGGCCGCCGAACTCGGCGACGGGTTCGTTTTTCAGCGCCTCGCGCCACTGCTTCTGTAGTTCGACCGTGTTCTCACCCCGCGGCCCTGGGGTTTTGCTCCCCATCGGGTCGCGGTAGATGGTCATGTGGTCGAGGTCGTTGAAGGACTGCCGGAACATCGTGTCGGCGTCCTTCTTGATTTGCGTACGGTCCTTCAGGTGCGGGCTGTCCGCACCGGGGTCGAACGTGTTGGGTTGGGTACTCATCTAGTCGTCCTCCGCCTGTTCCGCGACTGCCTGATACGACGGCAGGCCACTCGACGCGCCGCCGTCGCTGTCGATGCCTTTCGCCGCTGTCTGTCGCCCGTCGCCGCCCTTGCCGAGGTTGGCCTCGCCCGCTCGCTTCTCGACGGACTTGTCCTCCTCGTCCTCGTCATCGTCGTCCATGTCGTCTTCCTTGGCGGCGTCGTCGGCCGGCGCGTCGTTGGCTTCGACGCTGTCGATAGCGTCGAGGACCTGGTCGAGGTCCTTGCCTTCGACGAGCGTCAGCAGGTCCGACACGTCGCCGGGGTCCATGCCGTGCGCGTCGGCGAGCATGGCGAGTGCTTCCTGTTCGTCCTGTTTCTCCGTCTCGACGGCCTCCTTGACCGCCGCGACGGACTCGGCGAGGTCGTTCAGTTCGCCGGTGACGTCCTTGAGCGTCGGGCCGCCCCCGTCGCCCGTGGCGTCGTCGGTCCCGGCGTCGCCGCCGTCACTGTCTGTCTGGTCGCCCATGTCTCCGTTCTCTGAGTCCTGCCTTTTACCAGTATCGCCGCTGTCGGCCTTAGCGTCGCTTAGTCCCGCCGCGACTGTCTCGCCGTCGTCGGCCGCCTCGGAGAGGTCCATGTACGTATCGACGAACTCCTCGTGGGTCGCGCCGGGCATCCACACGTCCATGCCGTCGAACGTGTGTTCGTGGACCGCGCCGTCGAGGCCGATTTCCTCGCTGGCCTTCTCGGCGGCGGTGCGACTCTCGTAGACGAGATGCACCACCGACTCCGTCGCCAGCGGGATGTCGAGTTGCTTGGCGAGGCCGGGGTTGCACGCCGCCGCGCGGGACAGCGGGACGTGGTCGGCCATCCCGTAGATGGACAGGCCCGTTAGTTCCCCACTCTCGATGCGCTCCCACGCGTCGGCCCCCCACTCGATGCCGAGCATCCACGTCCCGGCGGGATACGTCTCCTCGCCGCCGCCGTCGGGCAAGTCGAACGTGCGGGGTTCTTTCAACACCCACGACTCGACGGGTTGGCCCTCGCCGTCGATCAGCGAGTGGTCCGTATCCACGCCGCCGTCGGACTTGAGGAAGTCGTGGGCGGCGCGCTCGACCGTTGGCGTCGGGACGACGTCACCCTCTTTGTCGGGTTCGCGGGGGATCATCGCCGCCGCGTAGCTGATGCGACGGTCGGGGCCGTCCTCGTCATCCTCGTCGTCCTCTTTGGCCAGCAGGACCGGCGTGACCGCGCGGTAGTCGTGGCCGTCGCGGCCCTCGCCAGATTTCATCATGACCCACTTGCTGTCGACGGCGGGTACGTCCACGCCGCTGACGAGGTCTACACCGACGTCGGCGATGAGACCCGCGCCCTCGCGCAGGGCGTCCATGAGCGCGTCGGGGTCGCCGTTGTCGGCCTTCGCCTCGGCCTGGAGTGCGCCGCAGATGTTCTCGGCGGCCTCCTGACTGTGCCCCTCCTCGTCGGTCATGGTCGCGATACAGTCGTCCCAGTCGTCAAAGCCCGAGAATGGCATCAGTAACTCACCATACAGCGGTGTGCCGTCCCGCGAGAGATAAGCGCCGGGGGTTACTCCGTCTCGCCAGTCCCCTGCGTGTCCACCTCGTCGCGGCGCGTCTCGTCGATGGCGAAGTCGTCGGTGCGATCCTCGTCGACGGTAAAACTGTCCGTGCGGTCGTCGTCGATGGTCGTGCTGGTGCGCCGTCGGAGCGGAACCGCGCTTTCAATGACTCCCGCCACAGTCGCACCGGCCGCCGCGGCGGCCGCGAGTGCCTTCGCGCCCGAGAGGGCCGGCGTCGCCGTCGCCCCGGCGTCGGCCGTGACGACGATGTCGCCCGCGCCGTCGACATCCGCCGTGACGGTCGCGCCCGCGGCGGCCGCCGCCAGTACGTCTTTCCACCCTGTCAGCGGCGACGTACCGTCCACGCCCGCCTCGGCCGTCCGGTCAACGTTCAGCGTGCCGTCCACGTTCAGCGTGCCGTCCACGTTGACCGGCGCGCCCTGGTCGGACGTCCCGGCGTCGATGACCTGCGTCGCGCCGTCGGCGACGTCAATCGCCTGCCCGGTCGAGAGGCCCGCCTCGCCGACGTTGAGCGTCCCGTCCACGTTCAGCGTGCCGTCGACGTTGACCGGCCCGCCGGATTTGGACGTGCCCGTGCCGATAGTGTCGGTCTCGCCGTCGCCGACGGTAATCTCCGGCATGGGTCAGTCGAGAATGTCGACGTCCAGATCACCGGCCGGGAAGAACACGCGCGTCCCCGTGGCGAAGTCCTGGGGTGCGTTCGTGATGTCGGCGCGGAAGTATTCGAGCGCCGTGGCGTCGTCGGCGTCCTGGTCCTTGATGGCGAACTCCTGCACGGTGATGTCCGACGTCGCCTCGCCGAAGTTCACTTCCGCCGCGTTCTCGAAGGCCGTGTTCGTGCGCGTCCAGCCCGACCCGACGGTGACGCCGACGCGGCCGTTCTGGAGGTCGCCGTTGAGTTCGGTACCGCCGTCGTCGTACAGCGTGACGTACACCGTCGCCGGCGGCGCGGTGATGTCCGTCCCGCTGGCGAAGTACTCGGTCAGTTCGGCGGCGAAGTCAGCGCCGAAGTCGTTGGTCATGTCCCGGTGTCGGTCGCGCCGTGAGAAAAGCGTCGGGGGTCAGACCCGCCGCGTCAGCACGCGGTCGTAGTCGCTCCCGTCGAGATACGCCGCCAGCGTCGTGTCGTGAATCCGCCCGCTGGAGAACACGCGCCCGTCGGTGACGGCGACGACGTGTCGCGGGACGACGCCATCGAGACAGAACCCCAGGCGGACGGGGCGGTCGCGGGCCAGCGCCCACGACGCGACGACGAGCGCGTAGTCCTCGCAGTCGCCGCGGCCGTCGGCGACCGTCGCGGCGACGGGTTTCGCGACGTCGCGCAGGCCGTTCCAGCGGTCCTGTCGCCAGTCGAAG